AATCGAAATTATATTCTGTATGCAGGTATCCCTTTGTTCCGGCCACAATACCAGAGAAATCTCCGTCTTTGCTAAGGTTCTGGCCGGTCACCTTAAACTGTAATATTCTCATCTATGCCCCCTTTGGAAATGCACACCAGTTAACCATAATAGTCAAACTTGAATTGTTTCCGTTAACAGTACGAACAACGAAACTACTGGCGGTCGTACTTAAAACCTGTACTCCGAACGATTTTGTATTTTGTGATCCACCGGATAGCGATATCACCACGACAGGTGCTTTCGAAAAAGTTTTTCCAAATTTCACAGAAGTATCTTTGTAAGAATTTGCCCCGGTTTCGATTATTGGTGTGGTTCCATAGACCGGTAATTTAGCAGCCAATTCCTTATTTTTCTTTGTGATCTGCGAAATGTTCCCAATCACGTCAAACATTGCTGTTACACTAACTATATTAAGTCCCTTAAGTTCAACTCTGTATAATGGAAAATCCGCTTGCATCGCTCCTGTTAATATATCTCCGTCAATTGTTGCAGGTGCTGCAGCTGTCCCGGTAGAATCTTCTCCCTGAATCACTGCCAGATCAACCGTTTCTTTTCCGGTGCTGTCTTTTGTGTAACGGAACACGATCAGATCGATTCTGTTCGTGCCGGAATGTCCGTTGTTAATTGTCACCAGTGCACTGTCATTTGCCGGAATTCTTACGTGCCGTCCGTACATAACCGCATCACCATCACTGATTTTCACGATATTGTTCGACTGCACTTCTGCTTTGAATTGGCTGCCATTTTCCAATACATATTTTGCATTTCCGAAAATACCAGCAAATAACGCCCCGTCAGATTCTACACTGACTGCACGTCCGGTATCTCCGGTATCAAGATAATTTGCCATTATTCCTCACCAACCTTATATGTTATCGTTTCAATACCATTTTTTATTTTTACAATTTCTTTTGTTATCGGTTCCTTCAATACTATCCCAGTCGCCCGGTTCCTGCCGCCAACAATATCACCGATATCTACATCAAGTTTCTGAAAAGATGCCGATACCGAATCTGAACTTTTTAATTCCTTAAGTTTTTCGATTCCTTTCTCTTTCAACTCAGAACTTGATTTGGAATTTCCATAATCATATATTTCAGCTATTTCATATTCCCCGAAATATGCTTGTTTTTCTGTGATCTCACCATTCTTCCCTACATACAGGTCAATCACCGTTCTGGCTGCCAACTCGCCAGCTCCGAGACAGATCAGGTGGTTTGTCCCGCCTTTTTTCTTTTCGATTATGATTTTCATTCCGTAATCATCAGAATACTCATATTTCTCTGACAAATCGCTGATTGGGATAGCTGATATATTCACACAAGATTCCTTATCATCATATGTGATTTTCAGTTTTGCCCCAACAGCAGACAGCATTTTTACAATGCCTGAATAAGCATCGACGTATCTCGGGAATTGATAATTGCTTATCTGTATTCCGGAAGACGTATCCGGAACAGCAAACATATCTACCAGATTACACCGCTTTATCAGCAATGCAAGAATATCATGTACATCACCTGATACTGTCAGGTAATCTTTTCCGGTGTCCGGTCGGATCACTTTCTTTTCCAGAACACCACGCCAACTTCTTCCGGAATAATATACCTTGGATTTTTCTGTGTCGACTTTTACATCATCCACAATACCGCCGTATTCTTCGTCTTTTACATACCAGATGCATCCAGCACTCATGCAGTGATTTTTCACATTCATTTGAAGCTCAAAGTCATTATTGCCTCCGAGTTCCAGATCAACGGAATATTTTTCAAGGCTCCCTTGTGGAAGCCTGTTTACGTCTGTATACATTACCTCCACAATGGTTCACTCCTTTTGTCAATCAAGATTAGATCGAAAGAAAAACTGCCATTCCACGCAACGATCTGCGTACCAGCTACAATTTTCTCAAAGATGTAATACTCTTTTACGGCTGACCAAAGGACATTTTCAGCATACCCGTCAGTATGCACCAATTTAACCGTTTTTCTCCGTGAATCAATCTCTAATCGTTCACCGGCATTTAAAGAAACATTGACCTGATAGGTATTGTCTCCAATCTTCACAAGCGGTTTTGATACGGAACCATATATCCGCAGCACAAAATCTGATTCCGTGATACTAACATTATTGATCGAGGAAGATGATACCTGATTCAGATAATAATATCCGTATTTGTATGGATATTTCTTCAGATTATCCATTTCAATCGTCGCGCCTTCTGTCTTCAGAAAATTAAATTCTCTCTCCTGAATCCAGTCCGGCTGATCGGTTGCAATAGTGACTTCGATCTCAATGTACCGTTTTGTAAGATACCATTTTGCTTTCTTCGATGCTACGATATAACAATTCAAATAGTAGTCGTCCTGATACAGTTTTCCTGATCGGTTCGCAAGGATATCCGCTTCGAAAATCCGGAAGACTGCATTTCTTTTTGCGATCCCTTCTTCTTCTGTAGCTGCTGATATGATTATTTTCATCTTCTTCTCTTTAACGCCCTTACGGAAGTTGGTTATCTCATCATAATCCGTATCATATTCCCATTCATAATTTCTAAGCTCAGAATCTGTGATATAAATGCCACCTGAACCAAAGTCAATACTCTGATTCAGGTGATTCACATACTTTGCTGTATCAAGCATATTTTTTCACCAACCTTGCAATTTCTCTGTTATCAAATTCAAGTTCTACTCCATTTGTCAGAACGTCGATCATAAGTTTGTACAGTCCGCCGTTACGCATCCAATTATAGATGGCTTCCAGTAATGCCTGAATTGCTCCATCATCCCTGTTTCCGCTGTTATTTACAGCATCCTGTATCATGTTCATCAGACTCTGCGTTCCAACTACTGTCTCGCTTCCAGCTTCTCCGCCAGCCATAAGCTTATTTGATACCGCATCATAGCCAAATACTGTAGGCCTATTCATAATCATTCCGGCATCCATAGCCTTAGCATACCAGTCAATAGAGAAATGCGGCACAGATGGTGGATCAAGACTAAATTTCCCTTCGATTTTCGGATGTGGCAATTTTAGCTTTGGGAGTGACCAGCTAAAGTTCATGGCGCTCTTGATGTGATTGATTGCACTGCTCACAACGCTCTTTATCCCATTCCATACACTACTAAACTTGCTCTTGATACCACTGAGCACGCTAGATACAACCGAACCTGCAACATGAAGCCCGGACGATATAACAGACTTGATTCCGTTAATCGCACTTGATACAACGCTCTTTATCCCATTCCATACACTCGTCATTGTGCTTTTTATAGAATTCATTATGCTTTTAACAGTACTTAAAATCGCATTTAAAACTGAAGATACAACACCTCGCATTGCACTTAATACACTTGATACAACACTCTGGATCGTACTTAATACACTCGATACAACAGATGTTATTCCGTTCCATACCGTAGAAAATATGCTTGCAATTACTGATAATATCGCACTGATTGTTCCGCTGACGGCAGACCATACCGTTGTAATAATCGAAACCATTCTATTAATTGAATTTGCTACTTCTGTCTCTATGGCCTGCCATATTGTAACAAATACATTTTTTAAGGTCTCTAAAATCGGTGAGATAAATCCAACGATTGCATTCCATATATCGCTTATAGTATTGGAAATTGATTCAAGTGCTGTTGAAACAGCATTTTTTATGAATTCCCATGCTGCCGTAATATACTCTTTGCAGTTCTCCCATATGAACATCCAAGGGATAGTAATGATTTGGATTGCAGCTGAAATGATTTCACCAACAAACATGATGCCAACTTGCACCACATTCTTTATTGTTTCCCATACCGCCGAAACCGTATTTACAATTCCATCCCAGACATTCTGGATTGTCGATGTGATGCTTTCCCAGGCGCTCGTCAGGAAGTCGCTGATCCCGTTCACTACGGTTTCAAATACATTCTTTATGCCTTCCCAAACAGAAGTAAAGAAATCAGTTATGCCGTTCCATACAGATTCAACTGTCGCTGTAATATCCGCCCAAGCAGTATCAAGATCTGTTCCGAACCATCCGAGAAATGTATCTAGCACTCCCTTTAATGATTCTAATACATCTGTAAGTACCGCCTTTATGCCTTCCCATATTCCACCGAATACTTCCTGTATTCCAGTCCAGCACTGTTCCCAGTTTCCAGTAAACAGCCCTATGAATGTATCTAATATACCTATCAGAACATCACATACTGTTGTAATGGTATCAGCCAATGCAGCAAAAGCACCTTCGAACACCGGTGCTAAGATTTCACAGAACCCATCCCATATAGCTTTCAGGGCACTTACTATATCTGCAAAAGAAATATTCAGACCTGCAAATCTTTCTTTTACATTGTCAACGAATGATGAAATCTTGTCTCGTATCTGATCCCAGATTGCAATCATGTTATTCCTGAAGTTTTCATTCGTATTCCACAAACGTGTAAATGCAGCAACCAGAACCGCTATCACGGCAACGATCGTCACCACAGGGGCGTTTATGCCTGCGATTGCTGTCTGAAGCTTGCCGAATCCTTTCATTAGGTTTCCTACGGCTATAGGTCCATCTGCAAACACCTTGATTAATTTCCCCATTATAGCAAGAACGGGACTAATCGAAGCAACAACTGCAAGCATAACCAGAACCATTTTTTTCTGACTATCCGGCATCTTATTAAATTTTTCTGTAAGTTCTTCTACTTTTTTAGTGAACTGCTCAACATAAGGTGCTACAGTAGTAAGCAATACGGAACCCAATTCAATACCACTATTTTTAATCCGGTTGAGAGCCTTCGCCATTTTTGCTGACGGCGTATTCATCTTTTCAAGACCTTGTCCAACCAGATCAGCTACATTAGCCATTGATCCCATTGTTTCATTGAAATCACCGGCCGAATCATTTAAGAGTGCCATAGCAGCCTTTCCGGCTTCCTGACTGCTCCATAATTCATTGAATGCTGTTCCTGTCTCTTTTGAGTAGTCTTTTAAGATTTTCAGTGCATCGCCAGTTGTCTTTCCGTCCTTCATCAGATCCTGGAATGATTTTCCAGTCTTTTCTTTCAGGACCTTTCCTACATCCGTACCAGAATCACCAAGTTCATTCAACATACTGTTCATGTATGTGGTAGATTCCGCCGTGGCAATACCCTGTTTAGTCATAAGGGTATACATCGTGCACAGCTGATCCAGATTAACATTCATACCGGCAGCCGTCGGGATAACTTTACCCATACTTGACGCCAATTCATTTACAGATGTTTTACCAAGATTCTGTGTATTTACGAGCTTGTTTGCTATGCTGTCCGCCTGATCAGCTTCTAAACCATAAGCATTTACAGCTGTAGACAACAGATCCACAGATGTTGCAGTATCCGTAAATCCGACTTTTGCCATGTTAGCAGATGTACGGATAAAACCTCCCAGCTTTTCAACTGGTACAGACGCTGACAACGCCTGATAGCCAGCTTCCGTAAGTTCTACTGCGCTTTTTCCTGTTTCATTCGATAGATTCAGGAATTCTTTGGATAATTTCTGAACGGATACCTGTGACGTATCAAATAAGGTTGACATCTTTGCCATACCATTCTGAAAATCAGATGCGCCCTTTGTTACCGCAGTCAATGTTCCGGCTGCAGCGGCGGACAGCGGAGCGAATTTCTTTCCGACTTTACCTACTGCATCACCGGCTTTTTCTATTTTCTTCCCGATTCCCGTGACCTTTGTTCCGGCCTTTTCTATCTTCTTACCGAATTCAGCCCATTTATTGCCACTCTTTTCGGATTCTCGGCCACCTTTTCCGGCATCTTCACCGGCTTTTTTTGCTTTTTTTCCAGCTTCTTCCGCTGTCTTTCCAGCTTTCGTGGCACTATTTCCAGCTTTTTCGGAAGACTGTTTCACTTTATCGCAGCCTTCCGACACTGCCTTTTCGGTATCAGCGACTTGTTTATGTACATCATTTAACGATTTTTCTGCATTTGCAGTATCAATCGCAATCGTACCGACAAGCTTAAATAAATCCATCTATACCTCCTATTCTGAAGGCTGGAAAGATTGTAATATGGACATACTATCAGCAATAACATTTTCCTGTTCAGTTTCACTCATATGAGACGTTTCGATCCGCTGAACTTCTTCGTTTACGCCTTCTTCATACTCTTCAAAAGTCTTGTCCCATACTTTATGCAGGTACACTTCCCAACGCAGTTCTTTGTTGTATGCCTCTGAAAAATCTCCTACAAATTGTAAGAAACTGCATGATTGAATATACCAACTTACCAATCGCAGCGGATCATGATAGCGCTTAAACAGCTGATCCAGAAATTGAAACTGCCCTATTTGAGCAATCCTGATACAACCTGAAAAAAATCGGAGAACTCTTCTTTTTTGAAAACATCTACAATCATCTGTGTAAATGTTCCCAGCGGCAGAGCAGCGATCTCTTTTTCAGTCATTCCAGACAGACCGGCAAGAAACTGATACAGTTCTCTCTTAATTTTTCCAAAATTCTTCAAGAGCAGCCCAACCAGTTTCATAATTACTTTGATACCAATCTGCTTTGTAAGTACATCAGCCATCGTATTATCTGAGCTTTCTTTTCCATCTGCTTCATCTGAGCTTTCTTTTCCATCTGCTTCATCTAAAGTTGAATCTACACTGTTCATGATGTCTGCCATTTCTTTTGCATCGAAGCAGTCTGCCATATTTTCAATACCGATTTTTGAAATAATATTGACCATCGGGAAAATATCATCAGCACATAATTTTCTTAATTCATAATTTCTTTCTACCATTACAATCCTTCCTTTCGTTACTTTTTACCTTCTGTTATTCTTCGTTTTCTTCTGGTCCATCAACAACAGCTTTGCCAGATACATCTTCCGACTGACTAGCTGCCGGATCTGGGTAATAGATGTGGTACGGAAGTACCTTTAACGCTTCATCTTTGTTAACATCACCCACGCATTCAACCGTCACTGTTGGTGAAGACTGAGATTTATTTTTTGCATCCAGTTCAAAACCAGATGTACACAGGGCATCATCAAAAATAACAATAATTGGTTTTTTTGATACGGTTCGTCCAACAAACGCAAAGTTTTCAAAATAGTCACCTGCTTCGATATCCGGTTTACTTTCAATAACTTTATATCCGGTTGCTGTCGAATTTCCTTCCTGGGCGATCAAGCCCTTCTTGATAATTTCCGGGCTGATCTCCGCAAAGTTGATTTCCATTGTTGCTGTTTCTCCAACCTTCATCATCAGTCCCTTTGCTTTGATCATTTTTCCATCTACTTCAATATCCTGTACTTCAGGTTTCATAGACACTTTCGATCCACCATTAGTTGCCCCTATGATTGATTCTGCAAAATTCCATTTGTCACCAGAAAACGTTAATCCCTGATGGATTGTTCCAGCACCAAACAGAATAGAATCTGGTGTATCTTTGGTGATTCCATGTTCTTTCCAATTTGTCCATTCATTTGCCATTATTCGTTCACCTTCCAACTTTTGATCTTTAAATTAACCTGTATCCTATTTATATCGTTTCCATCTGTCGGGATCATTGTTGAAGTGTCGTAATACGCAATAATATGTGTTCCAGAATCAAGAACAGCGTGATAACCTGAAAGTGTAGGAAATGCCTTTTGAAGCACTTCCTTTCCATTCTCAAGGTCCATCACGCTGCCTTTTGTTGTTCCTGTTATCATCATTACATCTTCGCCCGATCCATCCTCAGATGTATCTGAATTTTCCGAATATTCCCCTATCCAGTAGGGATATTCTGCTTTTGTCCTCCATTCATAGAACTGATATGGAAGCAATTCTTTTAATTTAAGATTCATGTGTCTTAATATCTCTTGCGTCATACTAATCACCTAAATCCTTAAAATTCATTTGTGCCTTATTCTGTACTGGTCCTTTTAGCGAATTGAACGCATTAAACAATGCTCTTGTTCCACGCTTACCATTGGTCTTGTAGAAATCCACACCGTTTTTTCCGTGCACGATTACTACTTTTCCGTTATAGGTCGGTTTCCTTTTTCCAGTATACGATTTAACCGGCACGTACCAAGCACCGGCACGTCCATCCCCATTCAATGCATATTCTCCGGTTCCAAATTCTTCCCATAGTGCATTTTCAAGATCAGATCCGATTGTACATACCATGTTTTCAGTATCTACTTCATGCCGGAAGCTTCCCGCAGTCTCTCCGCTTGCACGTCTGGAATTTGAAGCAGCCTGCGACTTAATCTCTCCACCAGCTTCTTCCAGCCATGCAATAGCCTTTAATTGCATTTCTTCAATGATCTGTTCTGTATTGTCTTCAAACTCAATCTGCGCCACTCCAAACACCTCCTACAGCTTTCAGGTAGATTTCCAGATGTTCATGCATTCCCATCGGATCATCAATCCACTGTACATCATAGATTTTTCCATCTATCAGCATTCTACACACCTCAGGATCCTGATTGGCAAGCACCCGATAATAATCAGTAATATAGTAATGACTGGACTCTGATATCTTGGCATTATAGTTCTGGACGGGTGAGTTTCCAGATACTAAATCAAGCCATCCCGGATAGGAGCCTACTTCTTCCCAGCTAATTACCGGATTGCCAATCTCATCAACACCATTTTCACTCTGCACCTGTAAGATTGCTGTTGTGTTTCCACCAATATCAGACACAATCAACACCTTGCCTTTCTATACGGTTTCAGACAGCCTAACAGACTTACTGGGTAGCCATTCATCTGATTGGATGCGTCCTGATCAAAGTATGTAACCGAATGGCGAGACAATGTTTCTGCCTTTATTCCGACTTTTTCACGGTTCTTTACTTCCCATTCGCACAGATTAATACAGCACTCGATCACATCATCTGGATACTCTACTTTTGTGATCAGTACATAGCCTTCATCGATTAACTCTTTATCCAGTAAAATCGCGTTCTCTTCTATTCCTTTTACTGTATATAATCCGTCATTGAACATACTTTCCGTTATTTGTACTGTATCTCCAATCGACAATCCATAAAGTTTATTTATTACATTGAGTTTCGACGATGATACAACACCTGCTGATCGAATCTTTCTATTCTGGAAGTTGTTGTTCGTATAAGAGCGGATGGTTTGCTCGATTGCTTTTAGCTTCTGTTCAATCCGCTCTATTGGCCAGTCCTTAAAGTCGATTAACCATTTTGCCCTTTCTACCGACAGGATCATAACTGCACCGCCTTCCTACTGTTCTCCCGGTGTTCCATCATTCGAATCTGTTTTGATTTCGGTAACAGTATATCCTTCATGTTCGCCAAACCATTTAGCAAGGCGCTCACTTGTGATCAATGCTTCTCCGTGTGCGAACTGTGCACCACCGGCACCTTCTCCGCAATATCCCGGATTTCCATTTACCGTAACCTTGTATGTTTTTAATTCTTCTTTTTTCTTTCCTGCCATGTCTGTTTCTCCTTTCAATTACGCAATCTTGACATTTCTGAGAACACCCGCATGTTTTGTATTCTTCAGAACTGTTGCCGCAACCATTTCGACTTCGCCGTCTTTTACAGCTCCCGGCTGATTAAAGTCTGGAAGGTACTGACTGATAGCTGAGCTTCCTGTAATAGTAGCAGCATGGAATCCGTCATTTACATCAAACTTAACAGCATAGATGTCTGTCAGACCTGTAGTCGCAGATGAACCAGATAAAGTTCTGGAAATTCCGTCCTTAACGCACGCATTTGCTGTAACAGTTGTTTCGCCAGTTACTGTATAATGATTCTTTAAATCCATAAATCTAACACCATCTAATGAGGTAACCTTCTTTCCAAATGCTTCCTCTGTTTCTGTTCGATATCCCAGTATACGAGCCATTGTCTGCACTTTAGAAATCATGTTGGTATTCATCAGAAGTGCATCTGCATCTGTTTCACGAATAAGAATCTGTAATGCTTCATATAACTGATCAGCGTTTGCTTTCATTTTTGTAATGTCAGAGATATCAATAACCGCTTTGCTATTAAATTCTGATGTAGTACCTGCAAGCATCTTGTCAAGTCCATCAAACGAATCTGTCTGAGTTGTTGAATCTCCATTAACTAGTGTGTAATGGAACAGGGAGACTGCAGCTGCTATCTTCTCTTCCATCTGGAATGCCATATTGTTAAACTTGTTTTCCGCCTGTTTGAGGACACGATCCATTTTGAATTTTCCACCAAAGATTTTCAAGTCGGCTGATTTCTTTACAAGTTTTGCTTCACTGTCTGCATATTCCGCATTTAATTTACGAAATGCAGCTGTTGATGGAATCTGTTTCTGCATATAGCTATATGTGAGTGTAGATCCGCCCTGCGGACTTACTGTATTATCAAACGGTAACATCTGTAAGATTTCTGATTCTCTTAAGAAAGTATCTACTACCTTCTCGGCTACCCTATCAGATACGCCTTCTTTCATATCATTCAGCATAAGTGCCATTGACTTTCACCATTTTAACCTTTCTATTTTTCATTTTCTTCATACTGCATACGAAGCGCATCAGCCAGATTCTTCGGCTGTACATCATTATTGTGATCACCCTCTGGAAGCGGTTTCGGATCAATCTCTCTTGGTCCCTGATTATTTCCTGAATCAAAATGAGTTGGATACTGAGTCTTTAAGTTGGAAATCTTCTCATCAATCCCCTTAATATTTCCATCATCATCAAGTTCCAGTGATCCGCCTTCTTTAAGCTTGAATGCCATATAGCCGACATCATCTGTCTTTGCATCCATAAGTGCAACCTTGATGGCAGATTCAAGCCTTGTATTATCAAGTTCTTTCTGCAGTGTTGCCACCTGTGTTTCATATGCTGTAATCTTTTCCTGAAGCTTATCGCTATCTTTTGTTCCTGCCTTCAGCTGTTCAATCAATTTCGTTGATTCTCCATGCTGAGTTGTCAGGTTGTCGTAGTCTGTCTTCAGTTTTCCGTATCGAATATCCAGATTTTCCTCACTGGCAGTGTAAATCTTATTCTCTTTCATGCCTGCTGTAATCGCCTTAATCTGTTCATCCGATAACCCCTGCTTTTTTAATAATTCTTCTAATGTCATTTTGTATTTCCCCTTTCTTACGCTTTTTACATGTCTCGTCCATGATCTGCGGAATAGTGTTTTACATCCCTGTGGATGAAATGGCATTAAAAAAAGACATCCTTCGATGCCTTAAATCAATATATCCTTGTCCTTGCCACCCGCCACCCACTATTTCACCCATAGCTGGGAGATAATTGGATCACCGCCTTTCCTATTCTGCAAATTTCCAATCCTCTGCCAGCATATCAGTCTGAGACGGTGTCCACGGCACTTTATTTTTAGGCGCATAAGGATTTTCTGTCTGTAATCCAGTAGTGTTGATATATATGAACGAATGCGTCATATAATTGAATGCTTCAATAGTTGTTCTCGCTGTAACTCTGTCGTATTCTTTCACTTCTTCACTCAGTTCAGAATACGGAATCATATCCGGGTGATCTGTAACTCCCTGTTTTTTCTTTTCTTCCCACCATGCGTTATGCACTGCTTCTGCAATAGTTTCAAGATTGACTTCTGGCGAATACATTTCCAGATAGATTCCTTTACCATTCCAACCTTTACGTGCCACTTTCATTCCACGTTTCAGATATTTAATTGCTTCCCCAAATGAAAATGTAGCTTCTCCGCCCAGTTCCGGACAATTTTCTCCATCTGCCAGCACCCATTCATCAGAACAGATATTTCCAAACGTATAATCTGGAATCTGTGTCTCTCTGATATCCAGTTCTTCGCCATCTTTTGTGTGCATGATAATAGTCTGTTTCTCTTTTGACCAAAACCAATAACCGCCCCAAGATGGAAGTTTCACTTTGCTTCCCTGCTTCATTATTTTAAATGCTTTGTCAAATCTCATGTTCTTTTACCTCTTCCTTTCTTAAAAATGAGTACAAAAATACCACCAATCATTATGATCAGTGGTATCTATAATACTTTTTCAATATCTTTCTTATCAACAGTAATTGTTTCCCAGTTAGTAGGAGAATCACCAATGTCAACTTCACAAGCATCTTCAAAAAGTTCAACTATGGTCCCTATTCGCCCATCCTTTAATTTAACTACATCATATTGTTTCATAGTTCTCACCTCTTGTCTACATAAATCGATGTTAGCCTTGGTTCAGCGTTGTCGTTATCTTTAATCCATGCTGTTAATACATTTGCTGTTTTTCCATTCGGTCCTGTTATCTGCATAATTTGCTCATAGCGCTTTCCGTATTTGTCTTCTCTCTTATATACTAACTCTTTTTCATCAAAAGAATCAAGTATTTTTGTTTTTAAGTCTGTATAACTTTCTTTTGTATATCCAAGTGCTTCTTTAAAAGCTTTTGCTTTTTCTTTACCTGTAGGATGTTCAAAATTTAATGCATATTCCGTTAACTTCTCATCTGGGATTTTCGCAAAAAATTGCAAATCCATCTTTATTTTGTTGCCTTTAGAATTTTCTACAGTTCCCATATATTTTTTATTGAATTCATCAAAACTCTTTGTTTTATCCAATCCGTAAAAAGAAGCTCTTTCTTTTAACCGATCAAGTTCTTTCTGATCCAATGCCCATTTTGCACGCTGCAAAAGTACACATCTGCAGTTGATTACTTCCGCTGCACTTCCTGATGGATCTCCCGGATACATCAATCCATTGCTGAATTTCTCGTCCAGTGCCCTGACTTCACCATCAACCATCTGATGTGATTCTCTGGTATTGGCATCCATTGTGGCATCCCACTGCTTCACAACATCAGCTCCACGCTCTCTTGCAGCATAACAGGCATCCATCGTGGATTCTTGCTGTATTCTATGCCCTTCCGTTCTTGTGATCCTGACAGCATTGTTGTAACCAGTCTTGGTATATCCAGCCAACTGCTGCGCCATCTGCGAATAGCTCATACCTGTAGCCACACCCCGGCTGATCTGCGCTGTAATCTTCCGCTTCAGAAGATCTACATCCTCACCTAATCGCGAGTACAATCCCTTGCTGATCTTGCTATTAATCTGCACCGCACGTGCCACCTTCTCCTGATCGATCGGAACGATCAAGGGAATCCCTTCACCATGCAGTACATACATATTCCCGGTAAAAGCTTTGTTATAGCACCCATTCAGGTACTCATTAACGGTCTTAAATTCTTTCTGGTGCATTTTATCCAGGATGCCTCTCACTTGCGTCTTAAGCGAATCCTGATATTGTTTCTGGTACACCTTTGAGCGTTCCATGCTCTTTAGCGTTTCCCGTTCCTGTTCATCCTCAATAGAATTATATTTATCCTGTATCTTATAGATTTCTTCCTGAAGAGCATTAGCCTTCTGTGTAATATCTTTTAGAGATTGATTATATACAGCCTGTAGCCGTCTGATCACACGTTCCTCATCATCAAGAAACTCCATCTGAACAATCTTCTCACGGTACTTCATAGCCTATCACCTATTCCTCGACTGGTTCATCATCTGGATTGTCAGGATCATCCGGTACAATAGCACTTAATGCTGTTCTTGCATCCTGTGCTGTACTGCTGTCTGCATTCTTCAGCTGTTCTTTCAACTCATCAAAATCCCAGTCCATAACGTCACATAATGCTTTCAGTGTCTGCTCATCACCAATCTGTGCAGCCATATTCAAGATTGTATTGATTCTTACCTGTTGGATATCTGCTTCTGTCTTTTCATTCGCTATATTCTCCGATTCATTCATCATGATAGATCGTGTGAATTCGAACTTGACATCTGAAATCTGATAGCCCGTCCCGTTCTGCTGATTGATTTCATCCAAAACAACCTTTAGAAGCTGTTTCAACAATTTTTTTAATCTTCTTTCGAGCTTATTCGCTTTCAGATCCAATAATGCGTATCTGCTTTTGATCACAATATTTGTGATATTCCCATCTCCGACCTGTGATGAATTGAATCCCATACCAAAACGATATATATTTTTCTCGTCTTCATCGGCTTTTGTCTTACGGGCCTGATATGGAATGTCTACAGTTCTAACTTCTACATCACCTTCAGAATCTGTTCCAACGATCTTCTTGGTTTTCAGGTTCTGCTGCAGCTCATCCAGGTTGTCCCCCTGGAATCCTTTCACCACATACAATGGAGTGTCGAAGTCCTTTAGATTATTAGATAATCCACACTGCATGATGTCATAATCATCTATCAGGCCCTTGATTGGTTTCAATCCACTAAACTGCTTTTTGTTGTAATCCAATCGCCAGAACGGGATATATCCCAGCGAACACCCCATCTTCTTACCTGTCTTCTGATCAGTAAATACGATGTGTGGTCTTGGATTCACCGGTTCAGATTCATCCTGAACAATCTCTCCATTCAGACCATCCTGAATATAATAAAATGTTTCTGTTTCAGACCATACCTGAATCTTTCGGATTACTTTCTTTCCCTGTTCTATACGGTCCACATAGTGATATATAATGTATCGCTTATGATCTGAAGTATCCTTTTCTCTGCACTCTACTACGCCCATGCTGTCTGCACACATAAATGTAAGCCGATCATCGGCATTCTTATATGCGAACAGATACTCGAATCCCTTCGTGTATGACCCTGTGATCACATCGCCAATCTCTGACCAGAACTCATCATCAAAATAGTTATCCAGATGCTCCTGTAACCCTTCCGCCGTATCCTTGGCAACCATTGGGTTTTCATCAAACGAAAGCATATAGGCTGACAGTTGATCCGAAAGCTCAGTAAAGAACGGGTGACTGATCTTAACATTCGACCGCACCTTGTCTTCTATCAGTTTTCCATCAGCATTGTAGTAGAATAATCTATATTTTCTTATGTCGTGTTCGCCTTCGTAGTATCTTTGACCAACACCGGCAAACTTTTTCTTCTCTGATACAATGTCATTATCTATAAATTTCTGTATCTCTGATACGCTCAGCAACCTCTACACCTTCCTTCTTTGATTATTCAATAGGACTTAACAGGAATCGAACCTGTGACACATGGCTTAAAAGACCACTGCTCTACCTCTGAGCTATAAGCCCTGTATTTATCTAAATGACAGTCCTGCCAGCACCATAACCGACCACCAGTTGTGACCGTGAAAGGAGGTTGCATCCGCGACGATGCAAGTTTCTTAACGGAAAAAGATTGAGCCCGCCCTAAGACTCTGAAAACCGCTGGTGCTGTGCACGCCGTCCGTCAATTGTCATTATTCTTTTTACATCAGCCATCTACTAGCCTTACGCCATCCTTCTATTGCATATCTCAGTGCTGCCATTGCATCATCCATAACCGGAACAGGATCATCCAAGTATTCCCCTGTTCTTTCATCCTTCTTCCACTTCCATTGCTGTAACTCCTTGATCGTGTTAACACAATGAGGGGCAACATAGATCTTACGCCTGATAGTATGGTCCTTACCGACCGAGCCTTTCAGCCAATCGATTTGTGCATTTACCGAGCCTTTTGAACCGCCTTTGTCAACACCTCTTGCCCTGTATCCAGCCTTGTTCCACTCCTTGATTCTGTCAGGTTCAGCACTGTCACACCACATTATTTTCTTGGTGGGTATGCCGTGCTGTATGGCTATTGGTATGATCTCAGCGGTTTCTTTCTCATGCTCATATATTTCATCGATGATATAGATATTTTCATCTTTGATACCAACCAGCAATATTGCATCCGCATGGTTGAACCCAAAGTCTTGTCCAATAGCTACATCATCGTAATTGTTGAGATTTTGTGATACTTCCCGGACTTCCCAGTTGTGAAGAATCAATCCACCAATCTCACCCCATTCTCCAAGACCATAGATCTGATAACCTTCTGGATCCACAATCTTTCTACGTTCCATTCTTTCACGGTACGCATTATCAATGAACCGATTACCGAGATAGGTCGAATGATGGGTAAGTACATTCGTGTCCGGGATATCAAAAAAGACCTTCTTGATCCAGTGATTCTTATTCACCGGGTTGAAGGTCATTCTGATCTGATAAAATTGATCTGGTGGAAGCTCACCACGCAAACGGTCATCGATAATTTCCAGATCTGCTTGTGTGAATTCTGTAGCTTCTTCCAGCCACACGTCCGTAAGCTTGCCCTTTGGAAATGTAATAGATTTCAACTTCTCACGTTGTCTATCATCATTCATTCCCCTGAATATAATCTGGTTGCCATTATGTCTGCATGTAAGCATTAATGGACTTCTGTTAATCTTCCAATAAGCATCAGCTTTATCCCCAAACATCTTGTACAAAGAACCGGTTAGTTCTGCGAATGTACTGTCTCGATTGGTGATATCAGACTTTCGCATTGCTACAAGGTTTCTTCCTTTGTCTCTCATTAGTCTCAGGATGTAATTCTGCGCTGTATCCACGCTCTTTCCGGATCCGGCAGAACCTTTCATCACGATATATCGTTTTTTACTGTGATCAACCTCTTTGAAACAAGCATTCGCTTCTACCTTTATTTTCATCCGGTATCTTCCTCACCGTAATCGATCGTGATGTTTAGGTCCATATCTACATCTGTTTCAACTTTATCAGTGAACAATGCGTATCTCTTGCCCAGGAGCTCCGCAGCCTTGTTTAGATCACTCACCTTTGTCGGCACCTGCACTAACTGTGGAACTTCTTTCTCGATGGTCACCTTTTTGCCTTTTTCGTCGTACTTACTACTCCGCTCTTTACAAGTTACGACTACCGTATCCATCTCCTGCCGCCGTAAAACTCTGGTCAGTGTCCGAAGGATCTCATCCTGATCAGCAATAAGTTCCGCCTCTTTCTCAGCCAGTCTTTTATTGATATATTCTTGAATGTCAAGTTTAGTCAAGTTCTGTTGTCCAATCTGTTTTGCTGTCTTAGCTGAATACCCTGATCGGATTGCTGCCTGAGTGGCATTTAAATCAATCAAATACTCATCACAAAATCTTTTCTGTTTTTCAGTCACTCAGACTCACCTCCTGTTTATTTTTGCATTAAAAAAGCACCCTTTTAAAAGTGCTTAAAATTCCATTTTTTCTTCATGATCGTATTTAATTCCAACAAGTTTTTGTAGTTCATCTCGCCTTTCTCCCAATACATTTGTATAGCAACTATTCTCATATTTTTTTAGGTATTGTAATAAATCTTCTATTCTTTCATTGAGTTCTTCATCATCAATTATATCAAATTCGCATTTTATTATCAGCCTTTTCAGAGCCTCTATCTTAACATAAAGCTCAATGAGCATATCCATAACTTTCTTATTTGCATTAACCAATCTTCCTCTTTGAAAAAATGGATGAAATTCTATTGGACGCAAATGTATGTAGTCCCTCAACATATCGCATGCTGACTCTATTATTTCGATTTGTTTTTGCGAGTCAAAATTTCCACCTTCAAAAAATAGGTTATTTAACGGCATTAATTCTAATATTAAGCATTGTGTAAAATTAAGCAATTCAGTTATGATTCTCTTTCTTTCGACACGATAGTTTATAACCGCTGTAATTAAAGCAAGTATCGATCCAGAAAAAATTCCAAGCAAGCAATTAATAATAAAGTCTGCTCTTGGAAGCAACTCGTTCAGTTTTTCATTATACTCAAATACAATTGCTAAACCTAACGCTACTGTTGTAATTACTAATGTAACATATATTGCATTTCTATTCTCTTTCATTCAGCTTTCTCCTTTATATACCCTGATATCCCGCTTTCCAATATCCACAATTAGAAAAGCACCCCGGAGGGTGCCATTAGCCTATTCTTTTAACAATAATTTTTCTTCTATGCGCCTAGAATCTACTATAAATATCTCCCTAAATATGTAATTGCATACAAAAGGTACTATGAATCCAGTAAATCCAGTAAATACTGATACTTTTGAAAATCCATACTTACTATAAACAGCATATATAACTAATATATCAATAATTATACATATAATAACAAGCATAATATTTATTTTTCTATTTCTATCTGCTTGTTTTAATGCTTTTCTGCGAATCTTTTTTTCTTTTTCTTTATCTATCTTTTCTTGATATGCCTTAAATCTATTATCGTTACGATCACTTATAATTACTTCGCACATAGTTTTGAATACTTTTAACGTATCTTCTTGGGCAACAATAGAAGTCCGTTCTTCAATACTTTGTACTCTTTGTTGCCCACATTCAAAAGGGATTTCTACTTTTATTAATCTGAACAAAACAACTATATCATCTTCACTTACATTTATTTCCTCATCACAACCATAACATTCATGTAATGAAACTCCCTCTAGACTAGGTTTTGATAAATCCTTTATAAGCATACCACAATTAGGGCATCTTATTCCAAAATGCCTTTGTAAAATACCTTCACTTTCACATTTCAAGATTACTTTTACTGCTGTTTTGCTATCAATTTCTAACGCATTTGCGATTTTTGAAACCGTTATTAAATCTCTATCGTTTGGTGTAAGTTCAAGAAAATATCCTTTTAATTTATTAATTTTTTCATCATTTAATGTATCATCAAGCACCGATAAACAAGTGTAACACATTCTGGATGTCCACCTCCTCGGTATATTCAAAGAACTTCATGTGACAACAATTATTCTTTACAGTTATTTTTACTTTAAATTCATCTTCATAATACTTCTTGCTCTTTCTTCTAAATTTAAATACAACACCATCACATATTTGATTCTTTTGCATCATTTTTTTGTTATCAAAAAAAAGAGCTTTTGCCTGTAACGGATGTTCTCTTGCAGATTTCTGATCCACCTTTGATTCCTCTTCATCTGTCGCAGCAATTCTTAATGGATACGCATCCTTTCCTTTTGTAAATATACTTTTGTCTTCATATGTGATAGAAAAATACTTTTCAATTAAATTCATAATATCGGAAGTTATATCATCGCGATTTCCTTTTGTACAAACATTATCTGTTATTATTTTTATTGCAGAATTTATTTCTTCTCTGCTTTGTTCTATTAATGAAACTATCTCTTTCGGCGTATCTGTATATTTGTCTAACAACCTGTATAAATGATTTTTCAATTTCCATCCGATTTCAGATGTTGCATTATACTGTATACCCAGAAGTTCCATAATATACTGCATACTATGAAATATCTTATATTCGGCATTTAACTTCTGTGATGTTTGGACATCAAAACCGTTTGCATCATACTTATACATGTTTTGTCTTGGTTTTCCACGTCCAATAATTAGTCCCTCATTTGGATATATATCGACACATATAGGTAGCATTCTCATTTTCTTATCGTTCTCACCATCATAAATATAAACCAATTGGCACAAATAAAATGTGTAAACTAGAGTATCCTTATTTTCTACTTGAAATTTTACTAATGACAAATTTTCTGTATATTTGTTACCACAAAAATGATTTACTTTTACTTTTCGTAATTCATCATAAACTTTTTCATAAACTTTCTTTGTATCTTTTACAAACTCCATACTTTCATTTGTCAATTTTTTTATATATAAATCTTTAATACCTTCTCTAACTACTGAATCTAGCCAATTCAATGTGTCTTCTTTCGTTGCATCCGACTCATTTGCATACTCTGTAATACACTTAATAAGCCCTGCTCTATTATCACCTAACCTTCCTTTTATGCTGGGTCTACATTTAATAAAATTTTTCATTGCATTTACAACAATATAATCTTCATTCTTTTCTCTAAATGTATCCGGTAAATTAAACATCCTACTATTCCTCCTCACAACCTAAAAACCTACTCCCATAATATCCCATTTTTTGACATTACGCAACGAAAAAGACACCCGCGTTGCCAGGTGTCTTCTCTCGGTTGTATTAGGTTGTGGGAGAATTAATCGAATGATTTAATATCTGTTCATCAATTCCAGTATAAGGATACCAGACTTACATACTGAACTGCAATGAACTATTCTGGATATTTTAAATGCCCTAACGCCCTACCATGCAATTTATGAACCCATCTTTCAGAACAATCCATCTTTTCTGATATTTCCCACCAACGTAATCCTTTTATGTATCGGTAGAACAGCACATCGTTCTCATCTTCATTCTTTATCTGCTGGATCTGTTTTTCGATAGAAACATATGATTCAATACAGCTTTCCTTTTCTGCCCCAAGTTTTTCTACCAACGAATCAATCCTTGCCAGCTCATCAGATAGATCATTCTGGTTTCCGTTTCCATGCGGCATGCCCGAATAATCAATTGCCTTCACCGATGCAGCTAATTCTTTCAGTTCAATAATTTCATCATCAATACGGTTGATACGTCTTCTACTGGATCTGTATCCTCTCAGATATTCTTTCTTCCGGTTATTCTCATTCTTGATATTGTTTTCTTCCAGTCTCTGCTCCACC